GCTGTGGCATAATTCTTTAGAACTGCAAAATAACTTTTATGTCTTCCTTTTGGTTCGACGATCTGGTGATAGATGGTCTGTTGTCAACGTAGATAATATTTCCAGAGTGTTTTTTCACCTCAGGATTGGCAACACCACTCGTAAAACTCTGACCAAGATAGTATGTACGATTATTTATTACGGTTGATATACCTGAGAAGTTAGTATCGATACCTAAATTAGACCCTGAAGATGGAGTAATTGTTAAGTTACCACCTGCTCCTGGTGAAGAGGTAAACTCTGTCAAATCGAATCCATACGTAGGTTGAGTTTGTGCAGTTCCTACAGTATTAAATCCAGCAACACTTCTATCTTGCCAGAACTTAAGCACCCCTGTTGTCTGGTCATAACTAACAACTCTTCCTACTGCAGTAGACCCAGTAGAAACTGTTTGAGTGAAGTAAGAATCTGCCGTGAATGTAGCGGTGCTATATCCAGTACCGACCAACTTAAGGGCGCTGACTGCAGATGCTTTATCCGAAGACAGAATTGTAGATGAACCAAACTGTGCAGGATTTTCTACAACACCGATTCTTGCAATCTGGTTTCCAGTAATAAAATCTGGATTTTCATTATCGTTTTCAATTCTGGAATACAGAAGAACGTTATATGCTCCCAATTCTCTATAGATGTCTGCACCATGTCCACCCTGAGGAGGAATGATTACATCAAAAGTAGGTCTCGTGGTTCCTGTTGGAACTCCACCAGCAACTAAATCAACATTACCATAAGTGTAACCAGAACCTTGACTAGAAACAATAACTTGTCCTACCTGCTGGTTTCCGTTGATAACAATCGTACACTCTGCTCCAGTTCCATCTCCTTTGATTGGAACTCCAGTATAGGTTGCATTTGCAGTCCCTAAACCAACACCACGATTGGTAATGATTGCAGTTTTGATACTTCCATCAACAGCGTTATCTCTTACTGCTGCATTATCAGATGCAGTTGTCCAGTCCGTTGGAACTGGCATGTACTGAGTGGACTCAAACTTTACAACTTCACTTGGTTTAATCGTGTAAAGATACTTCCAAACATAACCATCACCACTAGTGCCTGCGCTTCTGGGTTCTAAATCAGTAAAAGTTGGTTCATCCAAAGATGCTCTTCCTGTGGGATTATCAGGATCCATCCCATTTTGCAAACAGATATAAACTCTGAAATCACTATTCATTACAAAATAGTTTGCAAGATATAATGATGTAGAACCAGAAACCTTCGCTGTATTAGTTCTGCTATAGTCATGACGATACATGTCATACGAAGTTCCAGAACTCCAAGTTCTCTTTGGAACCACTTGACTTGCATCAGCAGTATTAATCTTCTTCAAAGCGACCATTGTATCCCAATAGTCATTCTCTTGATCAAAATTATCTTTTGGTGCAGGAGGATCAGTATCCCAATCACTTTGATAATCTGTAGGATTAGGCAAACCAACAAAAGAATAATAAGAATTGCTGGAGTTGTTAACACCAGCAATAAAATTCTTTGCGTTTAATATCCTAATCTGATCCGTTATAATAGCAGCCATTTTGGACAGAGTTTTTCTTTATTTATTAGGAGTTTGCGGTATAATTTTTAGACTTTAAGAAGTTAGTTCTAACCACTCTAGTCGAAGTAGTTATACCAGATGTGTATGCTGTGTATGATGTTTGGACGCTTCTTGACGCAAGGTCAATTCTTCCCCAACTAAAGTCACCAAATCCAGTATCGGAAGTTGTGATTCCAGAGGAGTATCCTGAAGGAACGCTAGTAGCATCAACAAACAATCTCTTGACTGTCGTCGATACTCCAACAACATCTCTGGTCAAAGTTTCTACACTAGCGACTTCATATATTCCGTCTACGAATGTAGAACCAACACCGACGTTGGACTTCTTAATCATGAAGTAATCATTCGCCTGAATGGAGGTGATTGTTACAGCAGTTCCCGCAACAACACTGTTTCTAAGGAACGAGTCGTATGGAACATGGATATCAAAGATTAGTTTTGGACCAGCGGTAGTTCCAAATCCAACAACAATACCATTATCACCAGCATAACTATCAACATTACACGCCTCTTCGGTGTGACCTGGAGGAGAGATGAGGACAGTAGGCACGCTTGTATATGTATAACCAACACCAGGGGAGGTAATTGCAACACCAGTTACAGTTCCACCCGCACTAATCGTGACGGTGCCAAATGCTCTAGATGCAGAAGTGTAACCAAAACTTACAGTCGCCGTGCTGTATCCAACACCACCATCAGATATCACGACAGACGAGATAGTTCCAAATCCAGAGACTACGGCAGTTGCGGATGCACCAACCTTAGGTTCTTGTGGAATGAACTTAATCTTGTTCTGGAACGAAAGTGAAGATGCCTCGTTTTGTGGATTGAACAGAGGTCTTAGTGTATCAACGTATACAGCAGTAGAACCAACACCAACATTCTTGATGATGTATGAGGTTGGGTTAATAACTGGTTCATACAACTCTCTGTCCTTACCTGTAGGAATACCTTCAATAATCTTATCTTCAGTCTGTCTACACCAGGTAACTGGTCTTGACAGAGTTACGTCATTTGTATTTCCTGGTCCAGCGTAAGGGTTGGTTGCAACGTTACCAGTTGAAAGAACATTCAATACACTTCTTTCATCTTCATCAAGACTCTGTGCCTGAACTCCTGCCATATGCTTGAGTTGCAGTGTATCACCTTTCTTGACAGTTTCAATGACATCTCTAAAGATAACATCGCTGTCACCATTTCCTTTGTAGAAGATGATTGTTACCTTATCACCGACCTTCAGTGCCTCAGTAAAGGTGAGGGTGCTTCCTCCAGTAAATTCGTAACCTGCACCTGGTTCTTGTAAAACATCATTGACAAAGATAATCAATACATCTTGAACATCAATCTTAGAACCTGGGGCAGAAACAATCGAGGTGATTGCTCCATTCAATTTGAGTGGGAAGTCTTTTCTAGCACCATCAATCAAGTCTTCAATATTGTCAAGAACCTGTAAGGTTCCTACAGACCATCCAGCAAATTTGTCATCTGCAATTTCATCAACGGTGATTTGGAATTCATTTCCAGAGAAAGAAGATGTAGTTGGAATTCCTGTCGTTCCGCCGATAGCAACGGTAAGAATTGCACCTTCTCTATAACCATAACCAGTCTTCTTAATTTCAAAGTCAATTACACTAGAACCATTACCAACTACGACATCTGCAACTGCTTCAGTTCCAACTCCAGCAACAGAAGAGGAACTGTAGAACAGACGCATATCGGAATAAGATGCTGGAGCATCAAATACTACAAATGGTTGGTTGGTGTGTGTGAAACCTACTCCTGGATTTGTAATCGCGACACTAACGATGTTACCGTTACTGATAGAAGCAACACCAACGAATTGAATATTGCCTGTGCCAGTGCTAGAGGTTCCAACGCCAACATTGACAGTTGTCTGAATACCAGCTCTATATCCAGAACCACTGTTACCAATGCTGATAGATGAGATAGTTCCGAATCCAGAAATGATTGCGGTTCCACCAGCAGCAACTAGAGGTTGATATCCAAATCCTTCAGTAGAACCAACGGATACGATTACACCACCTTTGGGGAAACTGGAAATACCAACATCAGGTCCAAGGGGAGTTTGTGGGGAAGAACCGTTAAATGTGATGGAGGTAATACCTGAAGTTTCAGTCAGGGTATAATCTTTGGTCGAAGATGGAACTTGGAAAATGTCATTGATTAGGATAACTGCATTTTCATCTTCAATTCCAGTTACATTTGAACCCGATTGTTTTAATGTAAATTGACTTGTAGTTCCGTTGAAACCACTGTTAATATTATCAAAGATATAGTTCTTACTGTAAGAGTTGTTAGAACTGCCAGTAATACCAGACCTTATGAAAGTTCTGCCTTGGAAACTTGAACTTGTGGTAATTCCGACAAAATCTCTTTCGTCAGGTGGGTTGGTTGTAGAACCGATAGGAGTATTACCGAAAGGTGCCTCAACAAAGTTGAGAACATTATCAACGATATTGTAATTACCAGTTACTTTTGTCACCAAAGCACCAGTATCAGCG